GAGGAATGATCTATCCTCGAAGATGTTGTCGATGAACATCTGGCAGGTAAACCGCTGATTTCCTTCAGTGTCAAAGTTGATGTAGCGGGAGTTCTTGGTGTTAAACCTACGTCCAGCATCGCTCCACGGGAGTTCCCACTCAAAGGGAATGGAGACTCCACTATCGGAGATGTCTGCGACTGGGTTGAATCCTGTGTTGTCTGTGAAGACGGTATCGTCATCAAACATCTCCTGGTCACCGATGAAGTCACGATTGAACGTGAACGTCTTAGTAGCTGGCTTCTCATTGACGCGACCAAGCTGATATACTTGAGTTCCTACACAGAGGAAGATGTTCTTCAATGCTGAACGACACCCACAACGGAACTTCCAGTTACCAAACTCCTGCCACGCCTCGATCTTCAAAGGCTTGACCTTCTTCAACACGAACCCGCGATACTCAGTGATAATCTCCTCACTAGGACTGTCAGGAATGAACAGCATGTAATGGGCGGCAACGGAGTCATAGACTGCGAAGGTACGTTCCTCCAATGCTGCCGTTGTATTCAATTTGCTGAGTTGAGACTGTATCTCAGGATCGATAAAGTGAGACAGCTTCTCAGGACGGACAGCACCAGTAAATAGTGCGCGAGAGATAGACGCTACGCCGTTCAAGTCGGTGAACATCATGTCCTCACCGATAGTCTCAATCGTCCTATGCGACAATGCTCCTACGTTCTCAATAGCATCGTCGAACACAGGAGTGTGGTCGCTACCATCGAAGGTTCCAAGCGTCCCAGGGAGTACAACGTTCTCAAAGAATACAGCGATCTTGTCACGAAACGCCCCTAGTCCCGTTATTGCTTGAGAACCAGAAGGAACCCGGCTGCCAAGATCGATACTGACGGCATCATTAGGAGCAGAATTACCCACCCAAGTTCCAGATGTGTCAGTGTTACTAATGTGAACCCTGTCAACGTTGTTAGGATCACCGGACATGACCACATAGCGATTATGTGCCGTGACGTACTTGCAGATAGGTGTGAAGGTGTTATGTAGATCGGCTAAGTCTTGTAGATATGTGGCGATCATGCCAGAACTAACCAGCAGTGGCTTATTAATGCCATTGCATATGATTAGCTCTCCATTAAACTCAGCGAATGAAACGAATGTAGTCTTATCAGACCATCCAGAGGGCGCTCCAGGCAAGTCTTCTGCCCAATCATCTGAGAAGATCTCAGAGACAACGCCAATACCATCAATCCTGACTACCTTACCGTTCTTTCCAACGGCAACGAGGTTACTGTTGAAATACGTAATGTTAACGATCTCATCCAAGATAGCAGAAGTCTCAGCGAACAACTTGGTTCCTGGGCGTATCTCCACCGCTCCGTCACGACTCCTATGGACATTCTTGAATACCTTGCTGAACTTAGTGGACAGGTTCAGGTCGTTATCGACTACATTCCAACCACCAGAGAAGTCACGTAAGGTTCCGTCCGCCAGGACTGCCTGACGGTTGATCTTTCGATCTTTAGGGAAGAGGAATGTATCAGCCATTAGAAGGGTGTGTCTATTGGAGAAGACGCAGCTTCGATCTCACGAATACGATTGAACATTGCCGTCAAGAACTCTCCCTGCGTCTTTACTGATTGACGTATGCCTTGAATCTCTTCTGGACTTACACCTAATCGTGTTAGTTCCTTCTTTAAACGAATAGGATTCATGTGACCCTTATAGGCTCCTATCGTAGGATCAAAGGCATCTCCTGAAGCGGCTACTTGGTCTCCACGGGCTAATCTAGCTTCTACTTCTGCTCCTGTTTGAGCTGCCTTCACTTCCCTACTAGGTAGAGGTATCGATTCTGACTGTTGTCCCAACACTACAGGGTCTTGTGTAGGCGGAAGTCCTTGACTGGGATTATCTGACGGGAACGATTGAGGTTGTCCAACACGCGGACCCATCTCAGCTTCTAGTTCACGAATGGCTTCACTAAGGAGATCATCGGCATCATCGTCTTGTACTCGGCCAACTGCAACCTCATTATCACGGACAGTACGGTCAGCCTTCAAGCGTTCTATTCGCTGTTCCAGTGGGAGATCAGGAAACTCGCCCTCATACGGAGTGTCTTGTAGGGCTCGTGCCTGTACTACTTCAGGTGAGTTATCGAAGTCATCCAACAACGTGTTGTTATCGATGGGAGATGACTTAGCTTCGTGATCGTTCAGCAGTTTACGTAGACCAAGTACGCCCTGACGTTTGTTAACGTCCTTGATGACACCACGATCTATACCTAACTCATCCAGTTGAGTGGCTAGATCACGTACTGATCCCTCACGAGGAATCTCATGAAGGCTACGTAACTGTACCAAGGCATCCTCAACCTCAGTAGTACTAGTGAAGATGCTATCAATGTCAGCTTGGGCACTACGGTTCTTAGCTAGGATAGCTTGTTCTAGTCCCATTACCTCAGAGAACTGCTCATCTGATGCCTTGTTCAACACATGCCTACGAGATACATCAGCACCAAGTGGTACTCCATTAGGAGACAACTGATCGTGGTCAAGTCCTATCTCTTCTAGAGAACCAGTAGGACGATCTGGAACAGGAGGCGGTGGAGGACGCTGGGGAGTAGGACCAAGCATCCGTTCGTCAACTGCCCCTTGAGCCTCCTTAACTGCATTCTCAGCATCTCGTAAGACTTCAGGCAGAACTACATCAGGAGAGTTATCATCTAAAGGAATCTGACCTCCTGCTCTTACTTCCTCATCAACCTGTTGTAGCCGTTGAAGGGTCTGTTCAGCGCTCTGTAATCGACTTGTAGGAGTACCTAATGGAGGTGCTGGCCGCAAACTGTCAATAGAGGGTGGCGTAGGCTTCTGTACTGGCCCAGGTGTGTTACTAGGACCAAGGTGAGGCTCAACTCTAGCCTTCCCACCACTACGAGTAGGAGCAGGAACAGCTAATCTGCCTAGGATAGCTTGAATCAGCTTTGATTTACTTGCCATGATTATAACGCCGTAAATGTGAACGACTGCGGAATAGTCGTAACCGGATCAAGCGAGATCGGAGCCTTATCAGCCTTCCGTTTCAACTGTTTCACTCGACTTTCGAACAGCAATTGGAACTTCTGTGCCTGTGCTGGATTGGTTCCATCGTCCTCACAGTAGTCAAACGCTGCTCCAAGGATCAAGGCTTGATCATCGAAGTCAATTGTATCCTCTGGTGCGAATGTATCAGGCTTGGTACGGACACGACTAATAATGTTACCAGTCGATGCCTTGGGCCAAATCTGGAACACCCGTGACGTAACATTGTCGTCCAAAGGACCAAGTTGCTCATAGCTGATAGGAGTAGTACCAGCCAATTCAAATGGATTAACTGTACTAGCAGATAGCAATGTCAATGGAGTATTGGAGTTCTCTGGATAGATGATCTGAATGTCATCGATATCCTTAACAAGATCGGTAATGTCAGTAGTGATAATGCCTAAAGTCTCATCAAGTGCCCACGTATTCCATGAACAGAATTGCGGCCAAAAGCGTTCTGCAAATAGCACATCGAACTTATGCTGAATCATCTCTCCCAAGACATCCTCAGCGTAAGTCTGGACGCCAGTACCGGCGACCATCGATATACGACTAGCAGTACGTGTAACTAACTGTGATAGTGTAGCCATGTCTGTGTCCTAGTCTAATGACCGGGCTGGAAAAGGGAATGTGAACCAGCCCGGTCACAGACTTGCAACACTAGCCCTTAAACTGAGCAGTGCCATGCAGGTTCGAGGTGTTACAGGTGTAACGAACCTCGTAGGACACAGAACCATCACACGCTGTAAACGGCTGAACTGTCCCACGCTGATCGTTAGTCGTCGCGGTTGCAGTCGCCGTAGTATCACCAGGAGTGAAGACTACAGGGTGAATGGTAACGACACCAGTAATGGCGCCAGCAGTAGGAGTGCCATCGAAGATGAGTTCGATGTCATCGTACTGAGTGACCTTACTAGTGGCAGCTTCGATGTCGGTAGGAGCCGAGCTGTCCTGTGCACCAACCGCAGTAGAAGTTGCGATAACGTGCGACAGTCCAACAATTTCAGTCCCACCAAGTTCGATAGTGGTGGTGTTTGCGCCGGAAGTCGCCACGGTAGCAGTCGTATCAAGTCCCTGCACATAACCACTGACCGGAGCGGTGAGGAACATGTTCGTTCCAGCCGCATAGTCAGTACCGTTCACAAAGAACGGAACACCAACTGGATCAACCGGCATACGGATGTAATCTTCCGTCAGCGACAAGAGATGTTGCGACATATACGGAAGACCAAGTTTGTCCGACCAGCCAAGATCGAACGTATCACTACCAGCACCGGCAGCTACGGCAACACCATCAACGTACTTAAACGCCTTGTTGCCATAGATAATCAGTATACCACTGAGCGTCATCTCCTCTATCATCAACTGTCCGAGATAGTCACGCCCAGTAATAGTGACAACGTGGTTTGAACCAGCCGTGCCGACCACAGTCAGACAACGACCGTAAGTCGCATCCAACTTGCCAACTGTAGTAGTCAGACTCGTTGAACTACCGTCGAAGGTGGTTTCCCAGTCAGAACTGGTAAACGTAGTAGCTGTACTGGTTGCGGAAGCATCATTCAAGATGCCATCTGCGTCAAGCGCGGCAGGAGTGCCGAGCAAAACGATGTGAACCCCGTCCACGACATCCGCAGCAAACTCCATTGCAGGAACAAACTGTGAGATGGTTCGCGGATAGTGGGTTTGAACAACTTTACCCATGTTCTATTCTCCACTTGCTTTTTGTTGTGATCCTTTTCTCCGACCACGCGCTATTACCTGATCTGCCTTCGCTTTGAGGGCACCATGTTGAACCATGCCAACCTCATCGCCACTATCCATGTCGATAAGAGCGGCTGGTTTGTCAAAGCCCTGCTCTTTCAATTCGGCTTCAGAGAGACGAATGGATGATCCACTAGGAAAGTAGACCATATATCCAGCAGGAACCTCAACTTCTTCGTAATCAAACCCGCCTTCCTTACGGACTGAGGCGATAGTCTTCATACGAGTGCCTTCAAGTTCATGTACCTCGTAGCGAGGCTTGATGTTCTGAGCCATTCCCTTTACTCCTTTTCAGAACTCTATGCGTTGATCAGGTATGCGTGTGTACGGAACGACT